AAGAAAAAAACTATCTATAAGTAGATTAGGTAACAAAAATAGATTAGGAATTAAACATTCTATTGAAATTAAAAATCTAATATCCCAAAAAACATCTGAAGCACTAAAAGGTAAACCTAAAAAAACTACATCTTGTCCACATTGTAATAAAGTTGGCGGTGCGGGTAATATGAAAAGGTATCATTTTCAATTCTGCAAATCACTCACCTCAAAATAAAATTCTTCGTTATCTGTCCATGCTTCACCAAGGTCATTATAACACTTCTTGGCAATACCATAGGTTGGAAATACTTCACGGGAAAACTTACCATTTTTAGCATGATAGAATGAACCAACCAATGGTTTATGTCTTAATTCATCTTCTACTGGTAAATCTCTTAAATATATTCTCACTCTTTGGTTGGGTCTTTTAATATAATTGGAACTGGTGGTTGGTCTAGTGCTGTTTTGATGGCCTCTTCAAGTGATTGACCAGAACGACCACGCATTTTAGCACGAGCTTCTTGCTTCATGCGGTCTAATTCACCAGGCATTAGAAATGGTGGTTCATCGTCATCAGGTGGAAACCAATTATTGACCACTATCTACCTCTTCCCGCTGATTTCTTGGCTGGTTTGTGTGAAGTAACTTGGTCTTTTACTTGACCTTTACCTGTATCCAGGTCATTCTTTTTTTTGCCTTGATTGTTCTTTTCGTTTTTCTTGGCTAATAATTCTTTGAGCATATCTGCATATGACATATTATTTCCTTATCCAATCTTTATCCCACATTTCTTGATGTGGGTCGTCTTTGTAAAAATCTTCTTTTTCCCATTTATCAAACTTATCTCTCTTTTCTTTTGATAGAATAGGTTTTGGTTTCGGTTTATTCTTTTCTTCAATGTATCCAGTCACTTTATCAGCAACAGATACAGCTACGGATATTGGGTTCAAATAATCAGCTGGTGATTTGGTTGGACTTACTTCAGCCATATACATTACACCAACAGTCGCAGCTTCAAGGATCATTTAATTTCTTCTTCTAATGAATATAATTTGTTTTCTAATCTGACAATGTGATTACCAAATATACCTGATATGGTGCCACGAACATTACTATCGGATATGGTATTGATTGCGCCATTCATGTCTGCCTTAAAATCTCTAATCAATTGTAAAAACTCTTTGTGAGCATTTATTTTATCAAATTGTTTTGAGTTTGGTTTTGAATGAACCAAATGACCTAGCATTTCGTTTTTAGGCATAATAACCCCAACTGGTTCTTTGTTTTTTCTTTTTTGAATAATTACTTGCAGCTGATGAACCATACACCACACTTGATAAGATGACTGTAGCTGCCCAAGTTTGCCAAGTATATGGAATTTCAGTATAGAATAAGGTGTTTAATGACCAAACAATACCAAACGGAATAACTACAATCAACCCAAAGAATAACGCTGTTGCTAAACATATTTTCACCACATTCATAATTATCTCCCTATTTAATTTTATGCCAAATCTTTTCGTGTATATAATATAAAACGGTCATCATTATAGATAACCATATAGCTGTATGAAAACCAACCCAAGGTATTGTTGCAGCTAAAACAACGATACGATATGAAATCGCCTTATATAATGCTCTTCGTGATGGTGTCATTGTGCCATCCAAATATAAGTTGCAAAAGCATTCACAATAGCAAAATATAAATTATGTATCAACAAAGGTTTATTGAATTGTTTAAAATAAAATTCATACACCAATATTGAGTGTGCTATGACCAACACAGGAAATGCGTATTGCATACCTGGAAATTTTAATGATATAAAGGTGCCCGATGTAATAAACAATGTCGTGGCTATCCACTTAATGTCAAAATCTTTCACTTCACAATCTTTCTACATTCAGCATAAACTTTTGGGTCATTCGTTTCTATAAGTTTTGAGTGTGACTGTTTTTGGCACCCTTCAAAACTATCAAATTCTTCGGTGTATATTATTTGATGATTTAACACCACAGTCAATACCCATGTGATAATCATTAGTTCGTTTTGGTTACAGTTTCGTATAGGCTTTCAAATTCTTCGTGTGTTGCCACTTCTTCGGAAAAGTTTTGCTTGTGATATACATTAATAAGCTTTTTAATCGTTTTCTTTGGAATCTGAAAGTTCTTGCTTGTATCGTTAATAATATTCTTTACAAGGTCTCTCTCAGCATCAATCCGTGTGAGTGAATTGCTAGCCTCAACTAAAGCGTTGTGAATCTTTTTTCTATCTTCTTCAAGTAATTGCATTATATATCCTTATAAAATTAATTCTGTTAATTGTGAATTTTCACCCATAGTGCCTTTAAAAAAAGTATTAAAGGCCAATGAAATGCGTTTGTTATCTCCTTCTTTTGTTTCAACATTATGTGTGGTACCCGATGGAAATAAAATAATCATACCCGTTCTGACAGTATAAAACCACGATTCTGAATTATACCAATTAAACTCACTTGAAACAGGCTTAATTTGTTGATAGCCTTTTTTCTGAAATGTAATTTTATCATGCTCATCATTTGCATTGATGTATAATACTCCAGAAATAAAACTGTTTGGATGTTCATGGCTATGATGATATTCATTCTCTTTAGTATAATTTGACCATGATTGTGTAATATATGGCACTATTTCATATTTTGGTGAATATATTCTTTTAATAAATTCAGCTGTGTGTGCTGTAAGAATGTTACGAATACTTTCTAAACCAGGTTCGTTGAGAATATAATTATTGGCACTTGTAATATTGCCAGCATTAGGAACAGTTTTCTGTTCAGCATTTTGGAATATTTCCATTTCTGAAGGTGTAAATGGTCTATCCATATGAGAAATATAAACTGGTGTTGGAAAAATACCAGAAATTTCTGGTTCAACAATTGTTGTTATACTACTCGTTGGTTTCATTTGTTTTATGTTTATCATAATATTGTGTTTTTTTCTATATTGTTTACGGAATTATATCAGGATCATCTACTGAATTGAGGTAATCATATACTTTTTCATAGGCCTGATTTTCATTAAGTGCTAACACATAGGCAAGTAACTCATTGTGACCAATGGCTACAGTAAAGGGTATTCGTTTGAGGTATTTAACAGGAATACTCATAGGCAAATCAACCCAAAAATAATTTGAGTTTTTGATATTGTCTATGGTTTTTTTAACTTCGGGTAATATATTCATCACAAGTTCATTATATAAAATTTATCTTAAGCGCAATCTGATAGTGATTCAAGCCATCTCTTTGTGCAAGCCTTGTCTTGGTCTTTGCATGGTGTTACTTCTTCTGGTACTAAACTCAATACTGCAGCTTCTGTTGCTAAATCTTTTGTTTCTTCTTTTTTGTTTTCTAACATTTAATTCACCTTTTGGGTTATTATTAATCTCAACTTGTGGTTGATTGCCTATTTAGATATTTGTATAACCTAACATAATAAGCAAATCGTTTAGGTTCTCTTTCAAAGTGTGGAAGATAACCAAAGTAATTTAACACTCTTTCATAATACAATTCAGTTTCTTGGTCTGTCATCAATAAACCCAAGATACAAACGAATAACGGGTGCCTTTGATACAATCTTTTACATAATGTGGATACATGAAGTTTGATGGGAATATCATAAGGTCACCTTCACCTAAAGAAATAGTTTGGTCCCACATAACAAACTCAGCGCCTTCATAATTTGAATTAAGATTACCGACAATACTTAAAGTTGGAATACCTTTTATTTTACCATCAAACATTGAATGAATATGGTCACAATGTAATTTCATATTGGTTTCTTCAGCATAGCGATTGAAACGAATATCAGTAAAACCTGCCCAGCCATTATACCATGAAAAATTTAAGTCTTTCATATACTGTGTAAGCAAATTGTGTGTCAATTGCATGAGCTGAGGCTTTGTTTCTACATTTTTAAAAAATACCGATAATTCTTTTTCAGTTGAGTGATATGAATCGGTGTTGACATTATAAAATGAATGTTGTTGCCAATCCACTTTATCTAATTCTTCACAGGTTTTGCGACATATGTCTTGAGGAACAGCTCCTTGAAATAAGGTCACATAAGATTCTAGGTCTTTATTAATCATTTTGTAAATTCTTTGTTAAAATAGTATCATACACTAATTTATGCTAAATGTCAAGTGATTTTAAGGTGATAATAAAACTATTTAATTGCCTTTTGATTTAGGTCAATTATACACTCATTGGTAGAAATTTGAGGCAATAAAAAACCCACCAAAAGGTGGGTTTCTTGTGAAATATAATATTACTCTCTTGTGTTTAATACCCAAGATGTTGTATCTTCGTCCCAATTATAGAATTCACCTTCACCTGGTGTTGGCATTGGTATTGGTGCTTCCCAGCGGCATGTTGTTTCATTTAATACCCAACTAGGGAATGGTTTTGGATGAATAAATGCGTCACGACCAGCGTCATATGTCATACCGATACCGGCATAATTTTTACGAATATTGTGATTATATGATGTTTGAATCCAACGAATACCGTCTTGAACGCCGAATACGCTTTCTTGCCATGCAATACCAGCGGCTTCTACTTCATTACCTTCTCCGTCAACAACATTCCAATTGTCAACTGCATGAACTTCAAGAACGATGTTATCGGAACCTACTTTAGCGAAATGTGCCATTTGTTTCTACTCCCATTAAAAATAGTGATACTTGTATTTATAAGGATTATTTGTTAGTTGATGGAATATGTGGTAAGAGAAGCTATTGAACCAGGACCTGTAAATGTATGTATTTGGTTACCACCAGATGTTGTTACAGTTCCGCCCGTAAATTTAGCTGCAGGAGATGAATAAGATATAATGA